TTTTTTTTTTTTTTTTTTAAAAGGATAGTTTAGAAAGAAAAGATATTAAAAGAGAAAGAAGTCACTAGCTTAGGGTCTCCCAACTAAAAGAAAAGAAAATTTGTTGGGGTCTTTATATCACTAGTGTCTTTTATCTAAAAGTCCTTTACTAAATCTACTTCTAGAAAGATACAAAATACTAACTCTAATAATTGAAATCTAATCTAAAACCCATAACCCTGGGAGGGCCTCTCCTGAGGAAGGGCTTTTAACGAGAGTGCTCTCGGCAGGTGTTTAACGTGTACTTTAGGGTATCCTGCAACACTACAACCCTAAAGAATGTTTGCAGCCTAATAAACCATGACGATGGGCTTCATGATATTATATGCTGCAAGGAAGGTTGGATGGTTGTACTGTGGTGCCCTAGACTTCAGAGTCTGTCTCACTGTCATATAGACTTGCTCTCCATGGAGGACCAGCTCCTGATAAAAAGAATTGAGCTGGTCTTGAAAACTCCCCTTTGTCCAAGCTATATGTTCCATCATTGACTCTAGATCTAAGACTCCAACAACCTTCTGAGTTCCTGGAAAGAAACCTGGTCTCCTCTTCAAAAACTGAACATGATTTCTAGTGTCCCAAGTTATTTCAGATCCCTTGTCTGCTGAAGTCACAGTCATACCAAACCATTCCTTGTACTTTTGCTGCATGACCTTCGGGTCTGGTAAAGAACTACTCAGACCATCCACTGAAATAATAGTGTCATCCCCATATGCAGCAATGTAAAAGTTATCTGGTTGAATCCCTTCTGACAAGAGAATGGTAGTATTAACCAGAAGATTGCAGATAGTATTCAAAACTGTAGTACAAGGGGAACCTGAACACATACCACCTTCAACAAACCAGGTTTCATCACTCACTACATTGGTGGAATAAATAGTGTGTTTGTGAATGTCTTTAACCATCTGAGGCATGTCATGGAAACTGGCCAGAATGTCAACTGCCTCTTCCATGACCTGGGGGCTGAGGCTTCCATCAAATTTCTTAAAGTCCAGTGCAAGAACATTCCACTTCACCTGGTCCATGAGCGAGTCAAAGTGTGTATATGGGTTCATGCCCGGTGCAAAACCCGTGACTCGATCATGGTCACTGAACAACTGCTTCACAATATTTCCCATAACCTGCCTCCAAGCCACCACATGGTCAAAATTTGCTGCCTCAATAGCTCTTGTATTTCCTGATGCTATCTTTTCAATTGGTCTCAACTCATCTTTCAGATAAGTAGTGAAAAATGTTGGTTTGCCAGCAAGAATCTCCTTGACATCTTCCTTAAATTTTGGATCCTGCACTAAGTCTGCTTTAGTCCTGCCCTTGTACTTCAGTCCTGGTGAAGTCTGCCAGTCAATGGGTAACTCAGTCACTGAAATTGCCTCATCATATGTCATGCACTTTGATGGTTTTACTACCCTCCTAATCTTATCAATAACAACTGCCTTGGCCAAGCTAAAGATGGGCACAGGAGGGTCAAAAACATTTCCAATATACTTAGCAGCTGCATTTTTAGTCACATCCTCAACCTCAACTTCCAGCCTTTTATCATTCTTAGATAGAACAGCTGGGCCAACAGTTGAATGCCCAGTATTAACAGGTGATGGCTCATAGGCAGTTTGTCTAGGCTGATGGTATTGAATTCCAGTTTTCTCCACATGGACCACTTTCCCCTGATTAAACATTGGGAAAAGCCTAGCAGCACAGCCAAGAGTCTTATTTCCAGCTATGTGAATGCCTAAAATCTTTGGATTTCCATCAACAATACCTACCAGGACTGACCCACATGAACCCTTCCAAGTTTTTGCAATGTAGGTGTAAGTGTTGGCTGTTGTTGTGCCATCAGTTGTTGTTATTTCATTAGTGGCATGAATGTTTGACACTGGCAGGTAAGAGTAAGTATTGCCCTCCTTCCAAACCAGATAACCATCCCCATTGTAGTCACCATCATATATTCTATGATTAGATGATTTAAACTGGAAAGGACAATCCACCTCATATTGGACCAGGTCCATTTTTTCACCATTTATCCTAATGGCAGTTGGTTCTCCTAATTGGTGGTCCAGTTGTTCTTCCTTCAAATGGACCAAAGTGTTAAAACGATCATGCCCATATGTAACAACTGTCTTATTGCCAATTGCCAGCCCAGTAGCCCTGTACCCATCTCTGTCCTGCAAATTTACAAGGCTCTTAAGTATTGGTTTCATATTAACTGGACCCTGATTAGTCATCTGAACCTGGTAATTCTTGATTTTAGTTGGACACATTTTTCCCCCATAAAAACTCTCATCATCATTCTCAGTTTTACCTCTAATTTTCCTAATGATTGGAATCAAGAAACTAATCAGGGAAAGAACTGTCCCCAAAGCTCCAGCTGCTACAAACCAGGTTCTATGCCTCTCAACAAAACCCTTGACTCCTGCAACCATTTCATGAATGAATTTCTTAATTTTTGAGACTTTTTGAATTGGTGGATCTGGAAAAAATTTGTCAAATTCATCAACTTCATCACTATCTAGTACTAGTGTTGGTCCCTGATTCATGAATTTATTGACGGCATCTCTGGATTCCAGCTCCTCAAAAATTTCTTTCAGCATTATGTCTGGTTTCAGTGGTACCCAACAGTCAGCATATGTTGTTAAACCTTTGGGTGCACCAACATTTCTATCCCAGCATTCTCCTCTAGTAAGTGATCCATCCATAGTGGCATTTACAGCATTAAATCTAACTCTCTGGTGGGAATCAACTCTTTCATACTCCTGCCTTGGTTTCACATTCAAAACTATTGGAAACCGCCTTTGTAGTGCTCCAGCATCTGCCAGTTTCAGAGAAGTGAAATCAGTTTTATTAGTGGTCACAATCACAATTCTCCCATTGTAGGTGGTTCCCTTACTAGTCAAGTCTGCCTTAGGTACAATGAACGGGACTGATGAAATTAAATTGCACATCAAGGCCATGTCCTCTTCGTCCCTGTTTTGCCCCAAGTCATCAAACACATGGACTTCCTGATCAGTGTACCCATCCATATGGTCTGATCCAATTGGTTGTGAATAAGCGGACCAACCATACCTCTCACATGCTGATTTCACTATAAAATTGGCTAAGAAAGATTTACCACTACCGGGTTCCCCTTGTATCCAGATGCCAAGTGGTTCGGGTCGATGAGTGTAATTCAATGGTGGTTCCAAATTAAGTCCCTGAATCCTATTCATTAAGGCATTCAGCTTAGATGTGTAATGGTTGAGCTGACTGGGTAGTTCTTCTGACAGCAAATTTGACAGCTTGTCAACCAAAATCTGTTGTCTCTGTCTTGTTTTGGGATCTAGGACATAAACTTTATCTGTCCTGCACTTACAAATGTGCTCATCAGCACAGGCCATCACTGTTGCTATTTCTGAACTCTTAATTTCAAGCTCCCTAAGAATTTTGTCCATATTTGGAGGGAACAATTTTTCTTTTATCCACTTGAGACATTTCATAACACCTTCAACCCACCACTGAATATTCTTTGCAGCTGTAGTCCACTCATTAAATCCTTTTGCTGGTCCCTGGTTTTTAACCTTCCTAGTTCCATCATCATTCCGCTCCCTCAAGTATCCAAATTTCTCTACACAGAATCTGCACTCACACTTGTCTGTTTCCACATGGAACCTCGGGGGAAGACACTTAATACAAGGGCAACCATCCTGGTGTAATGGATGTTTACAGGGAATAGAACCCATGCCTGCCTCATACTGTCTATCAATTTCATCTCTCTGCAACTGATTGAGTGACCTGGCATGCATATTGAACCTAGGAATGGAATTTCTCAGTTCAACATATTCTGGTTCATCTGTGAGGTCAACTATAGAACTACAGAATTCAGCAAATTCTCCATTGGCAAGACTCTCACAGGCTGCTTTAATCTTGGGGTCCACATTAATTGATGTCATGTCCATGGCAATGAGGGCAACCAAAACCCCAGTAGTCAGCAAATTTGGACTGTGACAATACAAAATAAGATAACACACTATCCTGCAGACTGTTCTTATTACTGTTCTAATTACTATATTCTCAAGATTCCCATAAAAGTGGCTACTAATTGATGTAATTATCCTCTGGAACATCCCTGGTGACTCATTTGAAACCATGTCCATTGAAGATATGAAAGCCATGGCTGCTGCAACTGACAGGCACCACTTTAGACGGGCCCCTTGAGTTGGTGAATTGGAACCAATCATTTTTCTACTCCATGAGTCACAGTTGTCATCTATATTGAACTCCACCTCCACAGCCCCACTGGAAAACAGATTATACCCATTTATGTAGGCCACCTCATCAACTGGTTTCCATCTTGCTGAATACTCGCTCTCCTGAACCCTGGCAACTCCTTTCAGGGAAGACTCAATAATGTCAGAGGTATTGAGATGATACACTGTTTCACCAACTTTTACACCATAGTGTTTGTACATTCCTCTATTCTGGTAGACCAACTGAGCAAAATGTTGGTGATATGGTGGAAAATTTATCAGCTCATCAATTTTGTCTATGTTGTCAATCATGAGAACTCTGCCCTGACTTTTATGGAACAACTTCTGATAAATAGTATGTTCCATATACCTTTGCATTTGCTCAGCTTTCTCATCCTCCTGGCCCCTAAAGTTGATGACAACCACTGTGTGGGCCCAAAAGTTTGGAAAAACCTTCAGCAACTCCTGTTCATATTTCTCTTCAATTTTCTGAAATCTTCCTGGCTGGTGCACGTAAACAAAACAATCATACATATCCAGAGCTTTAGGTTTAGTTTCCTGGCCAATGTCAGAAAAACAAGGAGTGTCAGTTATTATTCTTTTTGCAAACTCTCTAGTTTCTTGTTCTTTAGTCACTGGTCCTGGACTGCATGCCTCCTTGAAAAGCTTCATACCTGTCTGAGTCAACAAATTGGCAACGTGTGACTTCCCAACTCCTCCAGGCCCAACAACACAGAAATGTTTTCTCTCTGGATCCCATGGACCGGGATTGGACTCTACATCACCACACTGCGTCAGATCGGGGACCCATCCCCCTGTCTGGTTGAAGTGCTCTGACCGCCAGAACCATCCAGATCTTGACACAACAGTTGTCACATAAGGTTCCCCAGCTTGTGGCACCCAGCACACTCTGGTCTCCTTCGTCTCAAATGGAGTCCATGATGAGTCAACAACATTCATACTGGATAAATGGCCCTTAAAGTAAACCACCTTGGTCTCAACATGACTCCTGGAAAACCATGTATTCTTTTTCAGCAGGACAGTCTTTGACACTTCAAAGCCCTCTTGTTGTATAGTCACTTTATTAACAGTTGTTGAAAAGCAAGTGACCTTCTTGTCAACTGTCATCTGAGTGTCAGCCTTCCTAAATTCAGGTCCTGGATTCATCTCAACATCACCAGCTTGCTGCAAATTATTCCATTGTGGGTCAGGCCTGGCTGGAATTGGAATGATCTCTTTCAGTGCTGTAGGAAGGGCATTGTAGACTTGCAGCAGCGCATCATAAGGTCCAGTCATGTAAGTTTGCTCAACTCCATCTCTCTCAACAATTATTCTGAACCTTTTTGTCCCCCTGGGTCTAACTGGGAGCTCATACAAAAAATTTTCAATTATGACGTGCTGCAAGAATGTCCGGTAAACATGCACTGTGGCTTCAGGTGTTTCTGGCCAATAGCCCTCCACATCATAATATGTCAGCAAGATGTCCTCTCTCTTGACCACATTAAACTCATACTGCCTAATGTAATGTTTGGCAAGAAACCGACCCTGCCTCTGTGAGAATGTAATTTTCTTGCCATAGGGTCTCATTTCCTCAACTCTGTCCGGGCCAGGATTCTGTTCTATGTCTCCAGCCTGGAGCAGCCTGTCCCATTCTGGGTCATCATATGGCATTTCGAAACTAGTAGTCACTGGCTCCCTAAAAGGCTTCTTAATGGTGTAATGAACATACCGGTGCTGCTCTGTGATGAAATCATACATTGTCTGGCAGTCAAACCCAAAGGGTGTCTCATTTTCTATCCTGAACATCACAGACACTGGTTTGCAACTGAGGTCTCTAGTATTGAAGCAAGTCTGGACTGTTGTTCTCCTAATCCTAAGTGTTCCCTTTGTCTCAATGACTCTGCTCTTGACCTTAAGGTTATTGTGTGTGAATGTTGACCAAATTTCTCTCCTATTTGGTCCCTTCTGAATGACCCTGTAGGGCTTACCCTCGATCTGCAGAGGCCCTGGATTCTCTTCCACATCTCCAGCTAACTTTAACAGACTTGAATTTGTGGCTCCCTCTGATGTGAGCAACAGAGAATTTCTGGTTGTTGGCACAGGAACAAGGCCAAACAGCTGGGGCTTCCTTAAGCTTATGTACAGGTGGCCTGATGTTCCATTCAAGGACCACATGAAAAGCCGCCCAAAAGCGGGCTGAGCTGCACCCATTGCCCCTGGCCTCAAAACCCTGAGTGGAGTTCCAGAATAGAAGGGGACATTGACTGTTTTAATAGTCTTTGGTGGAATAATAATTGCCCCCATGGCAACTAGGCCTTCATAGTCAGCTGGTGTGTAATCTCCATAGGAGTGGGCCACAGCCATGAAGTCATCTCCTTCATTCTGAACAGTCAGAACCAATTCTCCGCTCCAGTAAGCGAAACACCTCAGCATGGACAGGACCCCCTTCATGGGCACTTCCAGCAGTTCATCCTCAACAGTGTTGGCTCCAACTGTAAGAGCTTTATAATAGTAACTCCTGGAGAAGACATTACAGACCAGGGTGTGGCTTTCACTCTGAATTGGAATTTTTTCAATTTCATAGTTAACAAAGTACACTGGCTGTTCATCATCATCTCCAGCACCCTGGCTCAGAAGGAGAGTGGACCTTGTTGGGCTAGTCAACTGGAAATCAGTGCCAATCCTGGCCATCACAACAATATCAACCTGAGAAGGAGCTGTTGAATTGTGTGTCAATTTATTGACCACATGAAATACAAGTCTGCCAATGGTTGTTGAAGTTTGCATCCTCCAGTTGTTGCTGACGAATGGAATGGTCAGCTTGAGTGGCCCACAACCCACATCTGACACAACGTACAGTGAATTTCTGCACTGCTCAAGGGTTGGTTGTCCATTTGTCATTTTTGGGAAATATGACATTTGTAGTCTCCCAGCAGTCATCTCAGAGCCAACAACAATGGCTTTCACTTCAATTGAGCCCCTGAACCAGTCATAGTTCTTGCACACTATGTTCATGACCCCCTGGTTCAGAATCACGTTGAGGGTGTTGATTACTACCCTAGCTCCTGATGATGCTTGCCAGCTCAACCTTCCAATGACAGTCCAGCGCCTCAGCACCTGAGTGAGGTCAGTGTAGCATGCATTGCTGCCAGCACTAGTGTGGTCCACTGAAGTGGATTCACCAACCAAGGCTGCACTTTCTCCATGTGACATTGATAGGCCATTTGCCAAATTTGCGCAGCCAGGCCCAGCATTGACCACCACATGATGATTCACAGGAGGTTTTGGTGGTGGAACAACAGCCTTCCTCCGAGCATGTTTCTTTCCATTGTCCCACAGTCTGGGGCACTGCAAATCCATGTCCAGCATCTGACCATACAGGGACACTCCAACAATTCCTGCACTGGAACCAACTCTTAGCTGACTGAGGACCCAAACAATCACCTGGCCCCCATCTCTAGTGTATTCAGTTCCTGTAGTTGTGGTGTAATCAATGTAGTTCCTGTAGTTCATGTAGGGAACCGTGAGCACTGCCTCATTGGCGCACCGAATGTCCAGCATTGCATGAGGTAGAGCAAGCAATGAATTGGCGTCAATTGTAAAATCTGTGTCATTGGAATATGTCCCATAGCCTGGAGGCATGTAGGTGAGAACAAGTAATCCAGCTGTGCCCATGGGTGCTGTGAGTGTGACTCTGAATTGATACCCACATCTAATGAATCTGAAAAATTTTGATTGTCCCCATGCTGGGCAAGTGTTATCTACCAGAAAAGCCTCTGGAACATTGAGCCTGGCAAGAATTTTGTTATTGGCCACAGTAGTCCCCCAATCAATAGTCTTAAGCATTATCATTTTTTCTGGGTTTTGTTCAGAAGTGTCCACGGACATGGAACATGACAGGAAGTCATCTGTGCTGTGGTCTGTAGACAGCAGCATTGTTTGTTCATTATTTGGCTCCTGATTCAAAATTGCTGAACTCTGGCTGGCATCAGATTGAACTATGCCCTCTTGACCTGTTTGAATGGTTTGAGACACGATGTCTGAAAGCTCTTTTTGGACATCGGGCACAACTTCCTTAACAAGTGTAGTTGCAGAAGAAACAATAGACTCCATTTGCATGATTTCAGCCTGAATTTTATACTAGAGGTTTCAATGATCAGGCGGTCACTCTTATCGAGCGTCATGGTCAAGGTGGTTACCCCAATACCACCCATCACATACCCCAGAAAGAAAGCGGATATCCAGCCCATTCTGTCCCGGATGCCAAAACTGGAGGGTTAAGATATGTGATGCCATGTCGTTGTCCTCTAGTCACTAGAGCACTAAGACGGAAGATCACGCTACTACCGGTAATCCGTTTCACGTTACCAATATCTTAGTGATAGCTACACTTGCCTTGAGTAACACAACATTCATCTTGAGCCTACTTCATCTATACACTCAAGTGGCTTGCAATATTTCAGCACCACCTCCAAGAGATAATAGACAAAGGAGGGAATTAGAATATGTGTTAGCACAGGAAGGGAGTGATATCCCGAACAAATCCTATCCACAATCCTAAAAGATAATCCAATTATGTGTTCCAAATTATTCTAAACCAGAAAATCCAAATAGATTAAAGGGATAGTTAGTTAAGATTGAAAGGTGGCCCGTATCGTGGGCCAGACGTTGAAAGAGGGTGGAGGGAAGAGCTCAGGGAGCTACCCTGAGCACCCCCTTTCAA